TACAACACAAACAGGTAGAAAAATATCTCATGTTGGTTTAATAAAGAGAATTAAGATTGAACAAAAACGTAAGTCAGAAGCTTCAACTCAACGCTACCTTGCCGAAAGGTACAAAGAAGCGTTACAAAAGGCAGAAAAACTTGAAGCCAAAATTGCAGGAGCAACCTAAAGTTGTACCTGCTGAAGTTGTAAGAGAACCTATTGAAGTTGAACAAGCACAAAAAGTTATTTTTCAACCCAACAAAGGTCCTCAAACAGACTTTCTTTCTTCTAACGAAAGAGAGGTACTTTACGGAGGAAGTGCAGGAGGTGGAAAGAGCTACGCCATGCTTGCAGATCCAGTGCGTTACCTAAACAATCCACACTTTAGAGGACTGTTAGTTAGACGTACAACAGAAGAACTAAGAGAACTTATATCAGTATCAAAGACTTTGTATCCACAAGCAATACCTGATATTAAGTTTATGGAAAGAGATAAGACTTGGGTAGCACCATCAGGAGCTACACTATGGCTCTCCTACCTAGATAGAGATGATGACGTAACAAGATACCAAGGTCAGGCATTTAGTTGGATAGGATTTGATGAGCTTACACAGTGGCCTACTTCTTATCCATTTGACTACATGAGATCACGACTACGTACTACAAAAGATAGTGGCTTAGAGTTATATCAAAGAGCTACTACAAACCCAGGAGGTCCTGGACACAGTTGGGTTAAAAGAATGTTTGTAGATCCTGCACCACATGGTCAACCCTTTTGGGCAACAGATATAGAAACAGGAGAGCAACTAAAGTGGCCTAGAGGACATAGCCAAGAAGGACAGCCACTATTTAAAAGAAGGTTTATACCTGCTACATTATTTGATAATCCTTATTTAGCAGAAGATGGTATGTATGAGGCAAACTTGCTTTCATTACCAGAAAACCAAAGAAGACAATTATTAGAAGGAAATTGGGATGTTAGTGAAGGATCAGCTTTTCCTGAATGGAACAGAGCCATTCATGTTGTTGAGCCTTACGATATACCTACTAGTTGGACTAAGTTTAGAGCCTGTGACTATGGCTACGGAAGTAAAACAGGTGTTCTCTGGTTTGCAGTTGCTCCTGATGAACAACTAATTGTCTACAGGGAACTATATGTTTCTAAAGTGTTAGCAAGTGATTTGGCTAACATGGTCTTAGAAGCAGAGCAGGAAGATGGTAAAATACGTTATGGTGTACTAGATAGCTCTCTTTGGCACAAGAGAGGTGACACAGGGCCATCACTAGCAGAACAAATGATTATGAAGGGGTGTAGATGGAGACCATCAGATAGAAGTAAAGGGAGTCGTGTTGCAGGAAAAAACGAGATTCACAGAAGATTACAAATTGATGAATTTACAGAGTCACCACGATTGGTGTTTTTTAATAACTGCACAAATATTATCTCTCAACTACCGATAATACCTCTTGACAAATCTAATTCTGAAGATGTAGATACTAAATCTGAAGATCACCTTTATGACGCTTTACGTTATGGTGTTATGACAAGACCAAGAAGTAGTCTATTTGATTACAATCCAGATACACAAAGAACTGGGTTTCAAGCAGCTGATGCAACATTTGGATATTAAGGATAAAATATGGCAGAAGATATAGAAGAAATAGCAATGGATGCTGAAGAATCTGCAGCAATAGAGGATATGGCTGAAGATGATTACACAGATGAACCATCAGGACAAATAGAAAGATTTGTTACAGAAAAATTTAAAAAAGCAGAAACATCTAGAAGGGGTGATGAAGAAAGATGGATACAAGCTTATAGAAATTATAGAGGTTTGTATGGTCCTGAAGTTCAGTTTACATCTACAGAAAAGTCAAGAGTTTTTGTAAAGGTTACTAAAACAAAAGTATTAGCTGCTTATGGACAATTGGTAGAAGTTCTTTTTGGTGGCAATAGATTTCCATTAGGTATTAATCCTACTATTTTACCAGAAGGTGTAGAGGATACTGTAAGTTTTGAAACAAACCCACAGTTAAAAGAAGCTTTGGGTGATGCAGATACAGAGGAAGAAGAAGATACAGAAAATCTTTTACCTGGTGAAACAATGCCAGAATTTAGAGAACGTGTAGGACCTCTTGAAGATGAATTAAAACCAGTAGAAGAAGATGTAGATTTTAAACCAGGAAAAAGTCCATCATCAGTTCAGTTTCATCCTGCAATGGTTGCAGCTAAAAAGATGGAAAAGAAAATACACGATCAACTAGAAGAGTCTAATGCTAAGAAACAACTTAGAGCTGCTGCATTTGAAGCTGCTTTATTTGGTACTGGTATTATGAAAGGACCTTTTGCAGTTGATAAAGAGTATCCTAATTGGGATGAAGAGGGTGAATATGATCCTGTATTTAAAACTGTACCACAAACCTCTAATGTTTCTATTTGGAATTTTTATCCTGATCCAGACGCAAACAATATGGATGAAGCAGAGTATATTGTAGAGAGACACAAGATGTCTCGTTCACAATTACGTGCATTAAAACGTAGACCTTTCTTTAGATCAAATGCCATTGATAAAGCCTTAGAAATAGGTGAGAACTACAATAAAGAATGGTGGGAACACGCAATGGATGAGACTAATGAAGATGATTATTCTCAAAGATTTGAAGTGTTAGAGTTTTGGGGTTTTGTAGATAGAGAGATTATAGAACAGTATGATGTAGATATACCCAAAGAGTTAAAAGATGTAGAACAACTTAATGTTAATGTTTGGATTTGTAATGGATGTGTATTGCGTTTAGTGATGAATCCATTCACTCCTGCCTACTTACCTTACTATGCTACGCCTTATGAAATGAACCCATACAATATCTTTGGTGTAGGTATTGCAGAAAACATGGATGACACACAGACTCTCATGAATGGTTTCATGCGTATGTCAGTGGACAATGCTGCACTATCAGGAAACTTGTTGATAGAAGTAGATGAAACTAATCTAGTGCCAGGACAAGATCTTACAGTATACCCTGGAAAAGTTTTTAGAAGACAAGGGGGTGCTCCTGGTCAAGGTATCTTTGGTACAAAATTTCCCAACGTATCTAATGAGAATATGCAGATGTTTGACAAAGCCAGAGTTCTTGCAGATGAATCTACTGGTTTTCCTTCGTTTGCTCATGGACAAACAGGCATACAGGGTGTAGGTAGAACTGCATCAGGTATTTCTATGTTGATGAATGCAGCTAATGGTTCTATTCGTAATGTTATTAAGAATATGGATGACTACTTACTAGGACCTTTGGGCAAGGCATTTTTTAATTTTAATATGCAATTTGACTTTGATCCAGAAATAAAAGGAGATCTTGAAGTTAAAGCTCAAGGCACAGAAAGCTTAATGGCTAATGAAGTTAGAAGTCAAAGACTAATGCAGTTTATGCAAACAGTATCTAATCCACAACTTGCTCCTTTTGCTAGAATGGATTACATTGTTAGAGAGATTGCTAAGAGTATGGATCTTGATCCTGATAAGGTAGGTAACTCAATGAGTCAAGCTGCTGTACAAGCAGAAATACTTAAGAAGTTTCAAGCAGAGAATCCACCCCCTGCACCTCCACAACAGCCAGGACAGCCTCCACAACAGGGTCAACCTGCTGCTCCCCCAGGAGGACAGGTAGAGGACACACAGGGATCTGGTGGTGGTACAATAGGCACAGGTTCAGTTCCTACTCCAGGAGAAGAAGGATTTACTGGTGAACGAGGTCCAGTACAGTGATGAAACTTAGAAAGCTTACAACAGATAAAGAGCTATGGGATGCGTTTGTAGAGTATATAGATGATGCTATAGCTAAACAACATAAAACACTAGAGCAAGCAGCAGAAGTTCCTATGATCTATAAACTGCAGGGATCTATTGCTTGTTTACGTAGAATGAAATATCTTAGAGATGAACTAAATAGTAATGCCAACAAAATTAAAGAATAAAACAAATCTTATTGTAAAAGAAACTGGTAGACCTGTTTTTAAATTAAATGGTGAAAATGTTTCTGAAAAATCTGCTACAATCAAAGTAGATGATTTTTATATTAATTTACCTTCCATACATGGAAGTATGAGATACAGTGAAGACGAACTTTATGATATGTTAATGAATAATAAAATAAAAGCAACAAGCGTTCATAAAAAACACAGTGATGCAATTAAGGCTGCAAAAGAAAGAAGTAAAAATTTAACTATTATAAGATCTGAGGATAAACAAATGGGTGGATTACTTAGAAGACCTATTAAGGCTCATCAAGGAACAATCGTTAATGGTCAGATCGTTTATGATCAACCTGACTCAAGTGGTCAAGTTGCAAAAAAACTTGCCAATCCCTTTACAATGGGAGATGATTATGTGGAAGATTATGGTTTAGGTTTTTATGATAAAGACAGTCCTAACTATGGTGGTAGAGTCACACCCCCTCCTCCAACACCTGCTCCTTTCGTTCCACCAAGCAGAGATCCTGCACCTATTAATCAACCAGTTCCCACAGCACCTCCTGTAACAGATACTGCACCACCACCACTTGCAATGACTCCAATAATGTCTCCTGCTCCTGCTCCAGTTCCTGCTCCATTTGTTCCTCCAAGTAGAGATCCTGCTCCAGTTAATCAGCCAGTTCCTACAGAACCTCCTGTAACTGTTACAGCTCCTCCACCAGTAGCTCCTGCACCTGTGCCTGTTGCAGATCCAATAGTTGCTCCACCTCCTGCTCCAACAGATAAAGCTTACAAAGAGTTTGAGCTTGTTGGTGGTCCTGCAGATATTCCACCAAATCCTTATATGCCTGATGTAACTCCTGATGATCAAAAGTTTTTATCTCCTGGACAGACTCTTACAGATAAACGTATTCCTACTTCTCCAGAAGATGCAGGTTTTATTCCACCTGCTCCAGGCCAACCTGTTACAAGTGCTTTTGAAGAGTTTTTTAATCCTACAACAGGACAAGTAGTTACAGTTCCCTCAGGTGGTTATACCCCTCCTGAAGGATTTCAAAAAGTTCCACTTGGAAGTTCTACAAAAATGGAAGCACCACAATTTAAACCTCCTACACCACAACCTCGTAGACCTCCTATTACCTCTTTTCCTGAAGCTGATAGGATTAATATGGAGTCACAGCTTAAAGGAAGACAAATACGAGCAACATTAGAATCTTCTCCAGAATATAAAACTTTGCAATCTGCAGAACAAAATTTAAGAAAATTAATGACGGATGAGGTTGGATCTTATCAAAGAAAATATGCTCAAGCTAGGAGACAATTTGGACCAAACTCACCAGAAGCACTTAATGCTATGGAAGGTCTTATGTTAGCTGAAAAAGGTGCAAGAAGAAAATATGCTAATGAAGTAGCAGAGTTTGAAAAAGCACAACAAACTTTTAGGGATAGTGAAGTTTATAAAAATTTTGAAGAACAAAGTAAACAAACTCGCTTTGATAGGAATAAAAAATTTGGTGATCTTTTACCTGAAGGAGCTTTAAATGATCCTATTTATCAACGAGAAAATGCTTTGATTGATAATGAGGTAGCCAAAGTAAAAGAAATGTTAAGATCTGAACCTCAAGGTACTGCAAAATATAATGATATGCTAAGGTATATAAATAATGAACAATTTATGAAAGCAGAAATAAAAGCAAAACTTTACGGAAGATTAAAACAGTCTTCTCAACAAAATACAGGTAGAACATTTTTTAGTGCTAGACTTACACCAGAAAATATGAGAAATGCTGTAGCAAGACAGATTATACCTAAAAAAGCATTAAGAACTGACTTACCAATTTTTAATAAAGGTGGAATGACAATGGAGCAACAAATGAATTTGTTTGAACAAGGTGGAATGAAAGATGATGGTTTAGACAAAGACCCTGTAAGTGGTAATGATATTCCACCAGGATCATTAGCTAAAGAAGTACGTGATGATATACCTGCACAATTAAGTGAGGGTGAGTATGTTGTTCCTGCAGATGTTGTACAATACTATGGTGTAAAGTTTTTTGAAGACTTACGTGCAGAAGCTAAACGTGGTCTTGCACAAATGGAAGCTACAGGTAGAATAGGTGGTGAACCTGTATCTACTACAATTATTGCTATTGGTCAAGCAGAGGAAGAAGAAAAAAAGAAGAAAGCATTAGGGGGAGCAATAGGATATTCTAATGGTGGTCTTGAAGATCAAATAAAACAAGATGCCTCAACAGCAAGCTCTTTTAATCCTTCTGACTATGCTGTAACAGGTGTAGGTCCTGCTAGTGCTTTATCTAAAACAGCAGGTTATAGTAAAGCAAAAGACAACGTAACATTTAAGACTTATTATCACAGTCAAACTGGTGAATCAAAACAAGTTAAATTTGTAAATGGTAT